CTGCGGCCGGCGTCCGCCTACTTCGAGTGGTTCGCGCCGGAGTACATGCCGCGTGACGACCCGGCGACGTGGGCGGCGACGCTGCCCGCGCTGGGGCACACGGTCACGGTCGACGTGATCCGGTCCGAGCTGGAGAAGATGGCGAGCGACCCGAGCGGTTTCGACCGGGCGTATCTGAACCGCACCCGCAAGCCGACCCCGCCGTCGGATCCGAACGTGCCCAAGGCGACGTGGCCTGGGCTGGTCGACGCGGCCAGCAAGCCGGACCCGTCCAGGGTGGCGCTGGCGCTGGATGTGTCGAAGGACCGCAAGCGGGCGGCGATCGCTGCCGCGTCGCTGAGGCCGGACGGCACCGTGCACCTGGAGGTCGTGGCCCACCGGCCCGGTACGGACTGGGTGGTGCCCGCCATGGCCAAGCTGCACAAGCTGTGGAAGCCGGTCGCGGTGGCCGTCGCCTCGGCGGGTGCGCCGGCCGGGTCGCTCATCGACGACCTGGTGGCCGCCGGCATCGAGGTGCCGAAGGATAAGGCGACGCCGCAGCGCGGGGACCTGGCGGTGATGCGGTCGGGGGACATCACGGAGGCGTGCGGCCAGCTGGCGGACGCTATGAACCAGGGCACGGTCCGGCACATCGACCAGGTGCCGCTTACGGCGGCCGTGAACGGGGCGCGCACGCGTCGCAACGGGGATGCGTGGCAGCTGGACCGCACCGCATCCCTGGTGGACATCAGCCCGCTGTGTGCGGCGACGTTCGCCCGGTGGGCGCTGCTGATCCGCGGCCCGCACGTGATCGAGGACTACGACGTCATGAGCTCGGTTCTCTAAGGAGGTGGTCGCGTGGGTCGCGTGTGGTCTGCGCTCTGGGCGCCGTTCCGGCGCTTCGGGACCGCTGCGAAGCGGGCGATCACCTCGCTTCCGTGGTCGCACGGTGGCCCGGCCGGGCCGTTGGCGTACAGCGAGGAACGGGCGCTGGCGCTCATTCCGCTGTTCGCGTCGGTGCGGATCCTGGCGTCGTCGGTGGCGTCGCTGCCCATCCAGCTGTACCGGCGTAACGGCTCGTACCGCGAGCAGGTGTCCTACATTCCGCAGCTGCTGTTCAAGCCGGCGGTGGTCGACGACCTGTTCCAGTGGCTGCAGAAGTGCGTGTTCTCGCTGGCGCTGCGCGGCAACGCCTACGGGCTGATCACGCAGCGGGACGAATTCGGGTTCCCCACGATGATCGAGTGGTTGAACCCGGATGACGTGTGGGTGGACGAGTACCGGCCGACCAGTCCGGTCTACTACTGGCAGGGGCGGAAGGTACGGACCGAGGACATCATCCATATCCCGTGGATGGTGCTGCCCGGCCGGGTGGTGGGGCTGTCGCCCATGGCCGCGTTCGCGCACACGATCGGGCACGGGCTGAAGGCCACGCAGTACGGCCTGTCGTGGTTCGACAACGGCGGCACGCCGCCGGCCACGATGAAGAACTCAGCGAAGACGATCACCCCGGCCGAGGCGGAGGAGATCTCCGACCGGCTGTCGGCGTCGATGCGTTCACGCAAGCCGCTGGTGTTCGGCTCGGACTGGGACTTCAACGCGCTGCAGGTGAGCCCGGAGGAGTCGCAGTTCGTCGAGACGATGCGGCTGAACGCCTCGCAGATCGCCGCCATCTACGGCGTGCCCCCGACAAAGGTGGGCGGGGACGCGGGCGGGTCGATGACCTACGCCAACGTCGAGCAGGAGGGCATCGACTTCGTGACCTTCACGCTGCGCCCCTGGCTGGTGCTGCTGGAGGGCCGTCTGTCGCAGCTGATGCCGGGCCGCGAGTACGTGAAGTTCAACGCTGATGCCATGGTCCGCACCTCGCTGGTCGACCGGTACAGCGCCTACGGCATGTCCCTGGATCAGGGTTGGCGCAACCGTGACGACGTCCGCGCCCTCGAGGACCTGCCGCCCCTGCCGGATGGCCAGGGGCAGACATACGGGCCGCTGCCTGCGGCCTCCCCAGCACCGAGCCAGGAGGCTTCAGATGAGTGACGCCGAGCGCCGGTTCACGCCGGGCCTGGTGGAGGTCCGGGAAGACGGCGACCAGACCATGCGGGTCGGCGGCTATGCCGCGAAGTTCAACAAGCTGTCCCGGAACCTGGGTGGCTTCGTCGAGCGGATCGACCCCGGGTTCTTCGCCAAGAGCGAGGGCGACGGCTGGCCGGAGGTCATGGCCCGCTACAACCACGACGACAACCGGCTGCTGGGCACGACGGACGCGGGCACGCTGCGCCTGGTCGTGGACGGCACCGGCCTGGACTACCGGGTTGACCTGCCTCACACCCGGGCGGACGTGTTCGAGCTGGTGCAGCGCGGCGACGTGCGCCGCAGTTCGTTCGCGTTCTACACGTTCGAGGACGACTGGGCGATGACCGACGACGGTTTCCCGCTGCGGACGCTGCTGTCGGGCCGTCTGGTCGACGTGGCTCCGGTGAACACTCCCGCCTACCTGGATACGTCCACGGGTCTGCGCTCGCTGGCGGAGAAGGCCGGCGCGGATCTCGCCGAGGTACGGGCCGCTGCCGAGGGCGGCGACCTGAAACGGTTCCTGGCCGGACCGCCCCCGAAGATCATCCCGACTGGCGGGCAGGGCGACACCCACCCGCTTGTGTCGGTACGGCAGCGGCGCACCGAGCTGATGAAGCGCCGCACCTTCTGAGGCAGGGCGAACCCCACCTCGCCACCCCGTCCATTCGACGCCCCGGCCGCCGGCCTGCGGGCGTCTTCGTCATGCCCAGGAGGGCGACATGCAGTACATCAAGACGCTTCGGGAGAAGCGCAACACCCTGTGGGAGCAGGCCAAGGGGCTGCTCGACGCGGCGGAGGCCGACAAGCGGGAGCTGACGGGCGAGGAGGAGCAGACCTATCAGCGCCTCAACGCCGACCTGGACCGCATCGACGAGCGGGTCAAGGAGCTCGCCGAGGCCGAGCAGCGCACCAAGGACGCCGACGCGGCGTTCTCCCAGCTGCTGGACCGGCCCGTGGAGGGCCCGGCCAAGGAGCGGTCCAACGACGGGCTGCGCGCGTTCCTGCGCGGCGAGACCCGTTCCTTCGAGATCCGCCCCCAGGAGCCGGTCGACTTCCGCACCCTGGTCAAGGGCACCGCGACCGCGGGCGGCAACACGGTCCGCACCAGCTTCTACAACCGCCTCGTCGAGTACATGATCGAGTCCTCCGGGCTGCTCGCCGCCGGGCCGACCGTGCTCAACACCGAGAGCGGCGAGCCCATCGAGATCCCCGTCGTCACGGCCTTCAGCACCGCCACGCTGGTGCCCGAGGGCGGGCAGATCCCGACCAGCGAACCGGCCTTCGGCAAGCGGACCCTGGGCGCCTACAAGTACGGCGAGCTGATGAAGGTCTCCTCGGAGCTGCTCACCGACACCGCCGTTGACCTGGAGGGCTTCCTGGCCCGGCAGGCGGGGCGCGCTCTGGGTAACGCCTTCGGCGCGGCCGCCCTCACCGGCACCGGCACGAACCAGCCCGCGGGCCTGGTGAACTCCGCGAGCGCGGGCATCACCGGCGAAACCGGCGCGACCGGCGGCTTCACTGCGGACAACCTGATCGACCTGTACTACTCGGTGATCGCCCCGTACCGGAACAGCTCGTCGGCCGGCTGGCTGGCAAAGGACGCCACCATGGCGGCGATCCGCAAGCTCAAGGACCAGCAGGGCCAGTACCTGTGGGCGCCGTCCCTCCAGGTCGGGCAGCCGGACACGCTGCTGGGCAAGCCGGTGTACACCGACCCGAACATCGCCGGTGTCGGTCTGGGCGCCAAGTCGGTCCTGTTCGGCGACCTGTCGGCGTACTACGTCCGGTTCGCCGGCGGCGTGCGCTTCGAGCGCTCCGACGACTTCGACTTCGACCACGACCTGGTCACCTTCCGTGCGCTGCTGCGCGCGGACGGGCTGCTCGCCGACCAGACCGGCGCGGTGAAGTACTTCGCCGGCGGCGCCAGCTGACATCCCTGGGCGGGGCCGTCACCGCGGCCCCGCCCTCGTTCCCACCGAGGAGGAGCACATGAAGGTACGCATGCGCGTCAGCATCTCCGGCACCCGCGACGGCGAGCCCTGGCCGCCGGCCGGTCAGGTCGTCGACCTGCCCGACGAGGAGGCCCGCCACCTGTGCGCGGGCGGCCTGGCTGCCCCGGCCGTCGAGGACAACGACGGCCCCGAGACCGCTACCGCCCCGGCCCCCGACGAGAACACGGCCGGGACCGGTGTCGTGGCGGAGACCCCGGGCGTGCCCGCTGCCGAGAAGCGGCGTGCCCGGTCCCGCAAGGTGGCCGGTGACGAGGCCGGCGGGGAGTAGTCCAGTGGCGAACGAGTACGCCGAGCTCGCCGAGCTGAAGCAGGCGGTCGGCATCGACGCGGACGACCCCTCA